ATTATGTGTTTGACGGGCAACATACTATTGTGGCGCGCAAGCACATGAACGGCAATGCCGATCTGCCGATCCTCTGCAAGGTGTACTACGGTATGACAGAGGCTGAGGAAGCTCTGCTGTTTGCCATGCAGACCGGCTACTCCGCAGCCCTGACGCCCAGCGCCAGGCTCCGCGCCAATCTTCGCGGAGAGGATAAGGCGTCGGGCGAGTTTTACGAAGCGACCGAGGACGTAGGATTTCATGTGGGCTTTGAGCGCGGCGGAGGCGTCGGGCGCATCATCTGCATCAATACCGCCTTTGCGGAGTTCAAGCGTGTCGGCGCAGAGATTTATAAGGAAGCGCTGACCCTCCTGCTGGAAGCCTGGGGCGGCGATCCCGATTCCCTGAGAGCGGAAATCATTCAGGGTATCGTCCACTTCGTGGAGCTGTACAACGGCGAGTACGACCGGGAGCGGCTCATTTACAGCCTCCGCGCCTACGAGCCCAAGTTTATCTACGCGGCGGGCAAGGCGGAAAAGGAGCTGCGGGGCGTAAAGCGCTACGTCAACCTGTTCTACCGCATCTACAACGGCAGGCGCAGGCATTCGACCCTTCCCATGAAGTTCTGAGGGAAGGTTTTTTTATCCGCATCGAGGCCAGAAACCATGGGGCTGTGTTCCGTCACAGCCCTATTCTTCTGCCCTCGGCTCGGGCTCATAGATTTATATATCCAATCATAACCATGGAATAAACAAAACAAGGAGGTATGGCATGGACGCATATACGGCATCCGATATGGATGTTCGCACCGTTGACCACAATACGCTGGTGGATATCCGCGACGTAAAGGTCAACACGGCGCTGCCCAAGCGGGAGCGTATTTTGGATTTCATCCGTCAGATCGGCAACCCCTACTGCTACCGGCATGGGAAATATGTGGTCAGGGTCAGCTTCGCCGATACGGATGTTTCATTGGAGGACAGACTGGAAGCATATATCCGCACAAAGGGCTGATCCTGCGACATCCTCGACAGTCCTGCGCAACGCAGGGTACAATTTTGGAGGAAAGGAGCTGGCAATATGCAACACAACACCGAAACAAAAATCTGGAACGCCACGCTTTACCTCCGACTGTCGAGGGACGATGGGGATAAAGAGGAATCCAACAGCATCACCGGGCAGCGGGAGCTGCTGCGTGACTTTATCCGAACCCGCCCGGAGCTTCGGGAATACGCCGTCAGGATCGACGACGGCTTCACGGGCTCCAATTTCGAGCGGCCGAGCTTTAAGAAAATGCTGGAGGACGTAAAGGCAGGACGCACCAACTGCATCATCGTGAAAGATCTTTCGCGCTTTGGCCGTAATTATCTGGACGCTGGCGAATACATCGAGAAGATATTCCCATTTTTAGGCGTGCGGTTCATCGCCGTCAACGACAACTACGACAGTCTCGGCGGAAAAAACGCTTCGGACGAGCTTATCATCCCGTTCAAAAATCTCATAAACGAAGCTTACTGCCGGGATATTTCCGTGAAAGTCCGTACTCAGCTTGAGGTCAAGCGCAAGAGCGGCCAGTATATCGGCGCATTTGCCGTCTACGGCTATCTGAAAGATGAAGCGAACAAAAATCACCTGATCGTAGATGAATACGCCGCAGATATCGTGCGGGACATCTTTTCGTGGAAGCTGGAGGGCATGAGTCCGCAGGACATAGCCAGCCGTCTGAACCACAATGGGGTGCTCTCGCCTATGGAGTACAAGAAATCTCTTGGTATGAAGTTCGCCACTTCCTTTAAGGCGAACCCGCAGGCGGTATGGTCGGCCAACGCCGTGCTTCGTATCCTGAAAAATCCGGTCTACACCGGTGTGCTCATTCAGGGCAAGGAGACCACACCCAGCTATAAGGTGCGAAAGCGCGTCACAAAGCCGGAAAGCGAATGGGCAATCGTTTCGGCCGCCCACGAAGCTATCATTGAGCGCCGGGACTTTGACAGCGTACAGAAGGCGCTCTCGTTGGATACCCGCCGCAGCCCCGGCGACAGCGCCGTGCAGCTTTTCAGCGGCATGGTGTTCTGCGGCGAGTGCGGCGCAAGCATGGTGCGCAAAACCGTTCCCTCCGGCAACAAAAAGTATGTCTACTACGTCTGCGCCGCGCACAAGCAGGATAAATCCTGTTCGCCCCACCGGATGCGCGACGAGGCGCTTGAACAACTGGTTTTGGACACGGTAAAGCAGTATATCCGGGACGTGGTTGATCTGGACGATATTCTTGCCATGACGGATACCGCCCCCCTGAGAACCGCAGAAGCCCAGAAGGTACAGCGGCAGCTTGACAAAAAGCGCTCGGAATATGAGCGGCTCCAGAAGCTGCTCATGTCCCTGTATGAAAGCCTTGCAGACGGCATCATCGACCGGGACGAATACGCAAGGCTTAAGCAGAATTACGCAGGACGCTGCGCCGAGTGCGAAAAGCAGATGGACGCCTTGCAGGAGACCCTTACGCAGATCAGGGAGCACGGCGGCGAGCACCGGGAGTGGATGGCGCAGTTCAGAAAGCACCTGAACATCGCGGAATTGGAGCGCAGCATCGTTGTGGCGCTGATCGACCGCATCCTCATTTACAGGGACAACCGCGTGGAAGTCCGCTTCCGCTTTGCGGACGAATTTGCATGGCAGACGGATATTCTCAGAAGATCACAAATACGGGAGGTGGTATAAGTGGCAAGAACGAAACGAAAGACAAACCCGGTCATTCCGGCGATGGAAGCTCCCGCACAGGCGCAGAAGCAATACCGCACTGCCGCCTATGTCCGCCTTTCCGTAGAGGACAGCGGCAAACCCGGCGCGGATACCATAGAGGGGCAGAAAAACCTGCTGCTCCGGTTCATCGAAGATGACCCAACGCTTACCCTGTATAGGCTGTTCTGCGATAACGGACGAACAGGCACGGATTTCCAACGTCCTGAATTTGAAAAGCTCATGGATGCGGTCAAACGTGGAGAAGTTGACTGCATCGTGGTCAAAGACCTATCCCGCTTTGGCAGAAACTACAAGGAAACCGGCAACTACCTGGAGCGCATCTTTCCATTCCTCGGCGTGCGCTTCATCGCCGTCAACGACGGCTTCGACACCCTCACCGCCCAGCGGGGCGCGGACGGCTATCTCGTTCCGCTGAAAAATCTCATCAACGAGGTTTACAGCAAGGACATTTCTAAGAAGTCCGGCTCCGCGCTGGCGGCGAAGCAGAAAAACGGAGATTTTATCGGGGCGTGGGCTCCCTATGGCTACCGCAAACAACCGGATAATCCCCGCAAGCTAGAGCCGGACGAAACGATGGCACCCGTTGTCCGGCAGATATTCCGGTGGCGAGCCGAGGGCGTGAGCGTCACGCAGATTGCAAGGCGGCTCAACGATGAGGGCGTACCATCCCCCTCCGCCTACCTGTATAATACCGGCGCGTGCAAAACGGAGAAGTATAACGGCGTGAGCTGGTACGTTCAGACGGTCAAGAACCTTCTGTCCCGGCAGGTGTACATCGGGCACATGGTGCAGGGAAGGAAGCGGCAGTCCTTCTACGAAAACCGGGGGCAGTACAAGAAGCCACGAGAGGAATGGATCGTCGTGGAAAATACCCACGAGCCGCTGATCGACCGTGAGACCTTTGATAAGGTGCAGGAGCTTGCACAGCGCAGAAATGCGGAATACTTTGAAAACCTCGGTAGATTCACGCATCTGGAAACCACCGAAAACATCCTCAAGGGGCTGGTCTGCTGTGCCGACTGCAAGCGTCCGCTGGTGCGGTACAAGAATGTGAGCCACGAAAAAAAGCTGTGGTACACCTTTATCTGCCCGACCCACGCCAACGACATTGGCAGCTGTCCGCTGAAAAACATCCGGGAGGACGCACTGTTCCCCATGCTCCTGCAAGCCATCCAGACACAGATTGCACTTGCCACCGATATGGAAGCCATTGTCCGCAGGGTGAACAGCTCCCCCAAATACAGGAAGCAGACCGCAACGCTGCAAGGCAGGCTGGACGCCGCGAAAAAGGCGCTCAAGCGCTGCAACGGCCTGTATGACAGCCTGTATCAGAGCTATGTGGATCAGCTCATGACCGAGCAGGAGTATATGACGCTGAAACGCCGCTACAAAGCGGAAGCCGAGGAAGCGGAGCGGCTGATCGAGGCTCTGACACGCCGGCAGGCAGCGGAAGCGGCGCACACGCCGGAAAACCCGTTCCTTGCGGCCTTCGGCAGCTTCCGGGGCGCGGATGCTTTGACAAAAGAAATGGCGCAGGCACTGATTGAGCGTGTGTATGTGGACGGTGACAGCAATATCGAGATCGTGTTCCGTTACCGGGACGAATATAAAGAACTCTGTACATATCTAGAAGGGAGGCAAGCTGACGTATGAGAACGGCGATATATCTTCGCATATCCAGCGAGGATGAGGATTTGCGAACCGGCGAAAAGAACGAATCCGAGAGCATATCCAATCAGCGCAGCCTCCTGCGGGATTATGTATGCAGCCATGCAGATTTATCCGGCTCTGAAATATTGGAATTTTGTGACGACGGCTGGAGTGGTACGAACTTCGAGCGTCCCGCGGTAAAGGAGCTTCTGGAGCAGGTCAGGCGCGGGCAAATCAACTGCATCCTGGTCAAAGACCTCTCCCGCTTTGGCCGTGATTACCTCACCGTGGGCGACTACATTTCCCGCGTGTTCCCGTTCCTCGGTGTGCGCTTCATTTCCGTCAACGACGGCTTTGACAGCAGCAATCCGCTGGATATCGACAGCCTCGATACTTCGTTTCGGACGCTGATCTACGACCTGTACAGCCGTGACCTCTCCCGCAGGGTCAAAAGCGCAAAGAAGGCCAGAGCCGAACGCGGGGCGTTTCTCAGTCCCTATGCGCCTTACGGATATGTCAAAGACCCGGAGGACAAGAATCATCTTCTGGTAGATACGGAAGCCGCCGAGGTGATACGGCGCATCTTTCAAATGGCGGCGGATGGCGCAAAGACATGGCAGATCGCGGCAGCGCTGAACGGTGAGGGCGTAAGCTCTCCAAAGAACTACAAAGTCGAGGCGGGCTGCACAAGAACGCCGTGGCGCAGCATCCAAGAGGAAAACTTCTGGACGGCCAGTCTGGTTGCAAAATTCCTGCGAGACGAGCGGTATATTGGAAAGGCGGTGTACGGCAAACGAAGCCGGGATATTGTAGGCAGCACCCACACGGTCAAAATCTCCCGCAATGATTGGGTTATCGTCCCTGACAGGCACGAGGCCATTGTGCCGGAGGCGCTGTTCGAGAAAGCGCAGGCTTGTATGCGGGAATACCGGGAATATGAAGCTGCGTCTGGCAGCGGCAATCCGCTGAAACGCAAGGTGATTTGCGGCGTATGCGGTCACGCCATGCAACGGGACAGCCGAAAGAACGGCTCCTACCGCTGCGTCACGAAAAGGCTGAATACCGGCTTTGACTGCTCGGAGGATAGAATCCCTGAGTCTGATATTCTGGATGCTGTCATTGACACCATACAGGTCTATGCCCAATACGCCGTCAGTATAGACAGACTTCTGCAAACAAGGCAGGCGCAGCGGCAGCTTGACCGCAAACAGGCGCAGCGACAGTTGCAGACCCTCCAGAGCCGGAAAGCCCGGCTTGATAAGCGGCTGCAAGACCTCTATGAAGGACTGGTAGAGGGCGAGATATCCCGCGAGAGCTTCGCTGCGCAAAAGAAAGCCCTGACGGCGCAAGCGGAGGAAATTTCCCACACAGTCTTGGAGCTGGAGCGCAAAATAAGCGACAGCGACGACGGCGGCAATGCCGTAATCGAGCAATTCAAGAGCTATGCAGGTATTACAGCGCTGACCAGAGAGATTTCTGCCGATCTGCTGCAATCCGTCACCATCTACCCGGACGGGCGCATGGATATCCGGCTGAACCTTGCCGATGAGATTGAATCTCTGCTGGAAACCTTGCGCCGGGAGTCCTGTACGGCGTGAAATTATTAGTCCTTTCTGTACAGCAGCCGACGATGGACACACAGGAACGGACGCCAACCGGGAGAACTTCCAGCGGCTCCTTT